AAAAAGCAGACCAATCGATATGAGTATAAGCAGGGAGGATATCACTGCTAAGGCGGACCATACGGAGGTGCTCATCTTGTTCTCCTACTACTTCAACAAGTTTGCGAGTTGATTCGATATTTTGGACCACTAGGTCCCATAGCTTTTGCTCAGCAACATCTCGGCTTTGACGTTTGAGCCAACTAATAGTAGTCGTGCCAGTGTTAAATCCATCAACAGATTCAAACAACTTTTTTGGATGTGGCTTGACGTACTTGCAACAAAACCCTACTCGACCCATATTGGCTCCTACCAATGCCGGATCACTCCGGCTACAATGAAACAGTTAGTAATGATGTATGTTAACACAATTACTGCCCGAATGCAAGCAATTTGGTCAGCTTCGTCGTCCGTTTTACCAGCCTTCTCGCCAAGGGCCTTAGCTATAAGTCTCCAATATTTTTTCATTGTGGATCAAGATCTAATAGACGTTTAATATAGTCTTGTGTAAATTCGTCTCTAAGTTGATCGTCAGTTTTACCACCATTATGGTATCGATCAAACTTATTGACAAGAGTGCGAGCCTTTGCCTCTTCTTCGGACAGTCCTAGATTTAACCATCCTGCATAAGACAACCATCCGTCCATTTCCTTAGCCATAATTTGATCATACATTTCAGCGTGTAAGTCAAATGCTTCTTTTTGCGAAAAGCCCATGTTGTTTACCCAGGCAAACGGAAACCGTTTGTTAGGAAATGTGTATCCATATTTTTCGGGATACTTTTCAAAATTACTAGTCCACACATTATCTAGGCCCTTAAACAGATGCATTGCTAACAAGTGTATTTTTGCATTGTCCAATGGAAAGTCCTTTGAGGCTACTTCGCTAATCCAAGCCCTGGCGGTCTCTTTTGTTTCATATGGAAGCCCAATAATAAATTGAGAATCAATGATAGAACCCTTAGGCATCTTGGCATTAATGTGATGTAACGTCTCTACAATTTTATCTCTGTTGATGCCTTTACCGATGCTTTTGTTTGCTTCATAGTTAAGAGTTTCAATACCAAAACTTAGACCACCTGCACCGCTTTCTGCTATCAAGTCAACGGTATGCGGATGTGCAGCCATTAGATCCAATCGCATAAATGCATTGAAGTTTAACTTGAAAGATAGCTTTGAAAACACTTCATTGTATAGTATTTCTAACTTTTCAACACTGTCATTAAATGTGTCGTCGAGAAACCAGTAATGTGTAGTTTTGTATTTGGAATAGTTTTCTTCTAGCTGATCTAAAATAATAGCAGGATCTTTAAGGTAATCTAATTTTTTCCTGCCATTTAATGGATAAGAACAGAAACTACAATTGAAGATGCAACCACGAGCAATTTCCATTGGTAGTGCTTCGCCTTGCATTACCATGTCGTTTTCGTGCCAGGAAAATTTATCATGGTTATAGTCAAATCTTGATGCTTTATGATCGTGCGTTAAGCTAATACTACCGTCACTATTTTTAACGTAAGGTAAAAACGGATTCTTACCTTCCAAATACTTGGTATACTCAACAGCAGTAGTGTCAGCAAAGCCTTCGATGAAACAATCAATGAAGCCTGGGCGTTTGCCTAAACGTCCAACGGGGGCTCTGGCGCCACCTAATACAAATTGACACTTAGGGCTTTTTGCTCTTATAGTTTCTTTGATGTCTTGAATTTCTTCATCTTCAAAGATATAAGTGTTTGTTAAAATATCGTCAATGCTTTTGTAAACAGTGCCAGCGTTGTTTGCTGAATTTAAACTCTTAGATGTGTCTTTGTTTGGATTGTTTAGACGTCTAAACCAATTTGAACTAAACCCAATCCAAAGAGTGTCACTTGTGGTAAAGTGCGATAGCACCTTTTTAACAATCTCAGTACCATTTTTGGCAATGTGAGGCCAATTGTCAATGACCTGAACTGTGTATCCTTGCTTGCGAAGGACGTTAGCGATTTGAAATGCGCCCACTGGACGCATTGGTGATACAACTGAGGTACCTGCACATATGATAATTTGAGCCATGCATCTATTTAGTGCCACTCGAGACAGGGGGTTCGGAAACTGACAAATATCAACTAGCAAACATCAATGATCAAATATGCTCTCGAGGCTTAGATAGTGCATCAAACATCAGTGTATAATAGTTGCTATCTAAGCCCAGACTTTAGTCATCGGAAGGGTTTCAAGCCAATCGATAATAGTTTCCAAATCTTTGGGATTTGGACGTTTCCTCAGTCACCCCTGTGATTGAGCAGTGGCCGCTCAATCTAGCCCAAGTTCAGTGAGAACTAGTGCTACTTGTTCTGGTACGTCAATTTCTGTACGTACATTGATACTAACCATTTCGTCTTTGATCTTGCGACGACGGCGACGAACTTGTTCTAGTTCTTGCTTTGCCGCTTCGACAAACGCTTCGTCGATGACATTGACGTCAATGTTGTGCTCATTGCGACCGTATAGGTTACGCTCGCTTGTGATAGTTGCAATACGAGATGCAATTTCTTTTTCTAGCGCGGTTTGGCTGATGCTTGTTTGAAGCTCAGTCATTCCACGTAGACGTGTTTCAAAGGTGCTCAACATAGCATCTTCGGCAAGGTAACCTACGATGCCAGCTTCAGCATTTTTACGGGCAACAACATCGCGCAGGAAGCGGTTAACATCTAGCAAGCGGCTTACTCGCTGGTTGTTTAGTTTGTACTTTTCAGCTTGAGCTGCAATTCTTGCACCAATGTCGGTGTCATAGAGGCTGACGGTAATGCTAGACTTTTCGCTACCGATTCGTTTTACTTCTTCTTGGATTTGTTGTTGGACCACAGCGGCCTTGCGTAGATTGATTTTCATATGTTTGTCCTTGTTTGTTAGCGTATATGACTATTGTAGTGTAATTATTCGTTGTCGTCAATGACTTTTAGCTCTTTTGGCAAAGTAAAACGTCCGAAACTTTTCATTACGATCATTCCCATTGGATCGTTGGCTCGCATGATAGCTTCGAGTTCAATTTCGGCGTCCTTTATAGTTGGCCACACTTCAGTAAAGAGCCAACGCTTGGTACGAGCTGTATGTACAAATTGGTTGTTGAGTTCTTTGGTATAAGCAGCTTTGCCAGTTAAGTCCCAAACTGTAGCAGCCATGCAGTAGTCCATGTAGGTCATTAGTGCGCCACCGTGTGTTGTACCTTGACTATTACGATGTGCTTCATGGCTGTACCAGGCAAATTGAGCAACAGAATGATCTGGGCTAAACTTATACCATGGCTGCATGGTCCACGTCACAAAGTCCCGCCAATGCGTACCACGAACGTCATAGCCCAACAGCTTCAATGATGCTGGTGAATATTTCATTAACCGTTTAGGATATTGCGGAAGTAGTTAACAGCAGCTTCTTCAACTTGTTCGGGCGTTGCATCATCTGCAACATCTAAGTTGATATCTTCGGCGCTAGCTTCAATTTCCCAGTCTAAAGATTCTGGAAACGCTTGTGATAGTTCATAGCTAATCATGTCGCCTGCAACAACACCTTGCTCGCAATTTTCTACATCAGTGCCTAACACAAACATATAGCAGATCATGCCAGATTCATTTTCGTGTTCAAGTACATCGTCGGAAGCAATGATATCACCAATTTCCTCGTCAACGATTTCAGTCATATCCATAAACTCGTCATCGGTTAATTCTCGTGCTACACAAACTCTTAGGTAGTGTTTAGGTTCTTGTGTTTCCATGATTTTTACTCAAATGTAAAACCAGCTTTCTTTAAGCTAGTTGCGATTTCTTCTTTTGTCCAGGACGGGCTGCATACTCGTTCTGCAATCAGTTCTTCAAAGTTTTTTAACCTTGATCTGATGAACATTTTGTTATATGCATCAACATTATTTACATCCGAATAGCCGTTATAGTGTACCATTGTATCCTGAGGCAATCTGGCAAATTTGTTGATAAAAGTTTGGTTAGCTGGGTAGCCAATTGCAGTACCAAATAATGGAAAGCAATGCTCAGGTACGTTATAATGCTTATTCCAAAACTCAAACGGTACTTCACGAATGGTACCCATATAGCAGGTACCAATGCCTAGCGACTCGGCTGCAAGGCAAAACGTTTGGGCAGCAATAGTTGCATCACATATTGCCTTAAGATTAAGGTCGGCTTGTTTTATGTTGGCTGTAGAGTAGTTGCTTTTATCAAGCAAAGTTTTGTTTCTATGCAAGTCTGCAATCCAAACAAGGTATGGACTTGCATTTAAAACCATGTTTACATTTTGTCCGTCTATGTTGCCTATGCAAGGATTTGATTCCACTAAGTGCTTTTTCTTAGCCAGATCGGTAATTACCAGTACACTCCAAGATTGCAACCTGCCACTTGACGGTGCGCTTTGAGCAGCAGCTAATAATAGCTTTAAAGTTCCTTCATCAACGGCAATATTGTTAAACTCTCTAATGCTACGGCGACCTAGTATACCATCTATAAAGTCGTTTGAAGGGACATTATCAACGTTAATGCCCGCTTCCCTATATAGTTGGTGTATAAGGCCCTGTGTATGTGTCATACACTTAACTTGAAATGCTGCCTCGTCGAGGGTTTGTAAAAGGCATCTTTAGATAATTGTTTTCGCCACCTTGCAAGCTATACAAGTTGCTCCAACTTAACGCACCTTCTTGTAACATGTTTTTGTTACTTGCATCCTTGATGAATTTTTTTACCTCGCTGATTGTTAATCGTGGTCGTAGTTGTAGTAGACACGCAATATAACCTGCAACCTGCGGAGTTGCCTGACTTGTTCCGCTAATCTTATTTAGATAATAGCCGCTACGTCGAGGATCTGTTACAGGAGAAGTTGCATACGATTTGTTTGCATAAGCACCCATAATCATTGTGCCTGGTGCATAAACATCAACTCGCGGCCCTGTTTCGCTAAAATATGCTTTGCGTTCAATTGGTGGTGTTACTAATACACTGTCAGTTGCACCTACGTTAATCATGCTTGGTGTAGCAGTTGGGCTAGAACCTCTGTGGTAGTATGTAACTCCGCCCCGGCTATTTGACCAATAGTTATTGTAATCAATGTCGCCTGGTACTGCAATCTTATGTCTATAATTACCAGCAGCGCCTACTAATATAACACCAGAAGCAGCACAGTTTTCAACAGCACTGTCAACGTAAGTTACACGAGCACCGTGTACGCTTGTCATTTGTCCGTAATTGTTATTGTAAGAATACGTTGTGTAAGTTTGTCCGCGATAGTTAGTAGAAGTCATACCACTGTAATAAGCATAGTAGCCCCAGCTGTTAGAACATACTGTTGGACGAGTGTTACCTTCTGCAACTTTCTTTAGGTGAAATGCTCTTACTAAGTCAAATGCAATGTCTGAATTGATTGTGCCTAAGTATGCACCTGTGCGGATACTGCTACCACCAAAGATACGAATACTATAAATGGCAGCACCTGGTGCCCAGCCGCATGTGTTACCAGCAGCAATGCTAGCACAGTTTGAACCGTGCCCGTCAGCATCACCTAAGTAACCGCCAATGCTTGCGCTTGATGGAGTACCTGGCACTCCTAAGCTAGCCCAGTTAAAGTCAACTACACGACTGCCACCTGATCCGTCAGGATTACGTGCAAACTCTGGATGGCCTGGTTCGACACCAGAGTCAACCATAATAATATCAACGCCAGTACCATCAAGGTTAAAGTCGTAATTAGATGGAAGTGAAGTTGCTGTACCAAATGGATCTTGGGCACTTGTGCATCTCTTCAAGCCCCAGTTTTTCATGTCAGCAGTAGTCGAATATGGGTTACGATCGTAGTTGCCAAAACGTTGTCCGTAGAAGCGTTTTTCAACACCTGGCTGTTGGTCTGCTTGCAATTCAACAGCAAGTATTCTGCTATCCTTACGTAACTCAGCTGCTTCTTCTTCTGTTAAGTCAAAGTGTGCAGAAAAGTCATTGAATGGACGCTCGTTGATTACTGGCACTGCACGGTCTGGGATATAGTTGTCACCTAAACCGTTTTGTGTTAATTCATCCCATAATGTATCCCATACTTTAGGATCTTCTACTGTTACGATGTATTCCATTTGTTATTCCTTATAGTAAAGCAATGCGAGCTTTAAAGTCTGCAAAGTCAGTTGAAGCTGCAACGATTGCGTTAAGTTGTGTTTTAGTAATAACTTGTTCGCCGTTGAACTTAATATCACCAGCAGCAGTAAAATTTAAGTCATTGCCACTAGCAATTGTAACAGCGCCTGTTCCTGTGAACTCTACATTTTGAACATTTAGTTGTGTTGTAGTCACTGAGTTGAATGTAGGGTCTGTACCTACACTACCACCGCTACCTGATCCAACTGCATCAGCACTGTTAACCCAATGTTGGCCGTCCCACTTTAGAACTTGTCCTTGTGCCGGGCTTGTTAAAATAACGTCTGTTAAGCCAGCCAACGTAGTTGCGCCAGCTGTACTGTTTAATACAGAATTGCCATTAATGTCAACAATGTCGCCACCTTCGGGTAATTGTAGTGTAGCGTCTAACCCAAACTTCCAGCTTAGCCAATTGCCTTGTGGCGTTGTTAAGTCAATGCCAGCAAACTCATCAGTTACCCAAACATAGTTGCGATCGTTGTAGTTTAACTGTACCCACTCGTGACCAGCTGGTGCATAAATGTCCATACCGTCATAAAAATCATTTTGTCCTTGATGTGATAATTGTACGTTACCAACCTGTCCACCATTGGTAAAGTTAAGCAAGCCGTTTGTATCAAATTCAAGTTTTTTATTAATTGCTCCGGTAATTGAAGAAGCAAAGTTAGGGTCGTTGTTAATTGCTTGCGCTAGTTCACGCAGTGTATCTAACGTAGTAGGTGCTAAATCTACAATAGCATCAACGTATGGACGAGTTGCTAAGTTTGTTAACGAGACAATGCTTGACGCTAAGTCATTACCTGCAATCTTTACAGTTTGGCCGTCCTTTACAATAACAAACTGGTCACCTGTAGTAAAGTTTGTTGTTGATTCAAGTTCGGAAATCTTTACGTTCCATGTTGTCATTATTCAGCTACCTTTGTCATTGTTATGTAAACTGCAAAATTGCCAGTGCCTACACAGTTTACAGTTAGTTCTGCGCCGTTCGATGTAAAGTTAACATCAGCGGCAAAATCTTCTTGGAACAAATCT